AGGCGCGATGCGCAGATTGCTATGTTTGTTAAAGCCGAAAAGCTTGATTCTCAGCTTGAGGCTTCATGGCAAGGTAAGAGGTTGCGCCCCAGGGCAATCCAGGGCCGGACCCCTCGCTATAATATAGCGTTGGGTTGCTATCTTAAACGCCTCGAACACTCGTTGTATGAGTGGCGAGGTGTTCATAATGGCGTCGGCCGTGTGTTTGCAAAGGGCAGCAACTCCTACCAGCGGGCTTCGCAAATTTTGGGGAAATGGCACTCTTTTCGTAATCCTATCTGTCTTATGATGGATGCTTCTGCATTTGATGCTCATGTTAAATATGAGCATCTTTTGCTCGAGCATTCCATTTATTTGACAGTATATGAGAACGATCCTGAGCTTGCCAGGTTGTTATCCTGGCAACTCGAGCAGTCTGGGGTCAGCCCTTCAGGCATTCGCTAAACCTTACACGGCAAGCGCTCGAGCGGTGACATGAACACTGGTATGGGTAATTCTTTGTTATCCTACTCTGTTCTTGTTACCGCAATGAAAGCCCTGCGTGTTAAGCATTGGGACTGTTTCGTTGACGGGGATGATATTCTCGTCTTCGTGGACAGCTCTGATGCTTTTCGAGGTGCGGGACAGAGTGGATTAGCTGATCTCTTACAGAAAGAGTGCCTTCGCATGGGATTTCGATTTAGTCCTAGCCCATGCGGGAGCTTTCAGGAGATAACACACTGTCGTGCTCGACCGGTGTTGATTTCCGGGGATTGGAGGATGGTTCGTAATCCTTGGCGTGCTTTGGCCACCATGTTTACGGACTATCGCCATTTCCGGAATCACACCGTGTTCTTGCGTTACATGTGTGGAGTGGCGAAGTGTGAATTGGCTTCTTGTGCAGGAGTGCCGATCCTTTCGCCCGTGGTACAACACGTCCTGAAGTGCCTATCAAGCATCAGCCGCCCCGCTAGGGAGCGGATGTTAGTTGATTCTGATGCTTGGTGGAGAGCACGCTTAGAGCCGTCGCTATCTCGTCAGGGTGTGGAGGTTACTGTTGAAAGTCGCTGCTCTTTTGCAGAGGCTTTCGGCATTGAACCTGCCACCCAAATCGATATAGAACAGGCTCTGGTGTCACAAATCACAGCCTCTGGGTTATCGGTGCCTGCTTTAAATGTCGCCGATGAACTCATTGTAACGGATAACCCTGAAGGTTGGGAGTTTCTCGACCTTTATGGGTGTGCCCAATAAGGCCGCCGCGGTTTGCGGTGTGAGAAACCCCATTGTATGGTGGGTGGGCTGCCGGAGGCTACCAGGAGCATATGCGGCTCCTTCTTCACTCATTGCCTGGGGAGGCGTGAGGAGCTAGGGAAATGCAAGGACCACCGGCGGGTGGGTTTGCCTTGTATGCCGACCCGACCTTCTGATTTGCTCTGTGGATGTTTGCCGAAGTGCTAACACACTGCAGTCACGGTGACAGGTGTTGTAGTGATATTATCGCTTAACAGATGATGTGTGGGCTTCTGCTCCACCACTGCTAGCGCTG